TGCTGTGCATCACGCAGCTGTCGGCTGCGCTCTTTGCGCTCGTTTTCAAAGCGGTTTCGCAGTGCGCGCGTTCTATCTTCTTGTTCATAGCGCAATGCGCTCAATCTCGATGATCGCGCCGTTTCGGTAAGTCTTACGTCATTTTCAATCGCAACACGGCGCTGTTCATACTGTTCATCCAGTGCTCGCTCTTGCTGCGTCAGGGCCTGGTCTGATGCTTCGCGCTCACGGTCTGACTGATCGTTGTAGCGATCATCTAGCAAGCGCTGCTCTTTGCGGTAGCGCTTGTTCAGTTCTTTCAGTCTGTCGTCAGTTTCATTTTCAAGCAATGTGATTCGAGATTCTGCCTGGTTGCGCAGTGCATCTGTTTGATCACGCTCAGCCTGCTCGGCCTTCCTCGCCATCTCTTCAACTGAATCGCCAAACCTCTGAGTTGCGCCTACTGACAGGTTCAGGTTCCTGCCCAGCACAATCAAACCTTTGCCGACATCTTCAAGTGATGAGCCGCTGTCGCGCGCAGCCTGTTGAAATCTGCTGAGCTGTTCCACGCTGACGCCAGTCTTCTGCGCCAGGTCGTTCATGTCGTCTGCGGCATCAATGGCTTTCTTGCCCATTGCCACCAGGCCGACACCACTGACCAATGGGATCAAGCCGCCCAGGGCGCCACTCAATCCACCGGCGCTGGTCAGCAGTCCTTTCAGGCCGCCGCTGGCACGCTCTGCACCCTGCTTCAGGCTGCCAAGGCCGCGCGCCATTGCAGCAATCGCACCGTCACCTTCAGTGATTGCCTTGATCTTCAGCAGCGCCTGCATTGATGCCATCAGCGCTTCTCCGCTTGCTTGTTGATCAGGTCCCGTGCGTGCAGCTCCATCACCTGCAGTTCCTCGAGCGTGGCGCCAGGGTCGCGGATCCCATACAGGCTAGCCAGTTGCAACACCACGCCATAATCCAAGCCGATCACGCCATTGCCGCTGGCGCGCCATTGCGTCATGCAGCGCAAGAACAGATCAACAGCATCAGCATGTTCAGGCCACAGCAGATACTTCTCTGGCTCTACATGGTGTGGCTCCAGGATGATGCCATACGCTGCTGCATCAGCCTGAAGCTGCGCCGTGTCACCCTTGCTGCTGCGCATCAGGTGATCAACGGCGCCGGTCAGTTTTTTGCTTTGGCCTTCTCGATGCTGTCGATGTAGGTGCCAACCAATGCCTCAGCAACGGTTGCCACCTCGAGCAGCTGCGCCTTCACCGCTTCTGAATAGGGGATCTGCGTGGTGTTGTCCGGCTCAAAAATGCCACTCCAACCCACCAGGATCTCATCAGCGATGGCGCGCGTTGGGATCTGATCAATCGGCTCGTCGTTCTTCACCGCATGACGCAGCCGCTGGAAGTCGATAGCAAGCTCCTCCAGGCGCGACTGCGGCAGCCGCTTGAAGACCGCCTCAAACTGATGAGTGCGGTAGCGGCCATCATCCACCTGCTCACGCACCGTGATCGGCCAGCGGAAGGTTGGCGTTTGCTCGAGTACAAATCCCATCTCAGGTCAACGCCAGGGACCATTCGTCATTGCCGGCACCGCTCGGCAGCGGCCGGAATGGCAGCGTGATCATCGTGACAGCGTCTGCCTCTTCAATCGACGGCGCATCAAACGCGCATGTGCTGGCAGTGAAGGTGACGATGTTGCCGGCGGTTTGACCGTGCTGCCAGCTGATGCTGCCGGTGGTCTGCGCGCTCACGATCGCCAGGAAGTCCTTAGTGGCGAAGTTCGGCAGCTCGATGGTGATCGAGCCGCTGGGTGCCCGGCCGGTCACCAGCACCTCCTTGGTGCAGCCAGCCAGCTGCCTAAAGGTCATGTCCACACCCAGGCTCATGCTGAATGCCGACATGCAGGCCGAGAAGCCATGCACGCTCACTGCGGTGGTGTTGTCGCTGTTGACGGCAACAGGGCTGGCCTGGGCTGAGTAGGTCGGCGTTGGCAGCGACAGCGCACCAGGTGCGGTGTACTGACCCATCTGGTCAAATGCCAGGGTCGGCACTTCACCAGCGCTGAGGCTCAGCTCTGCCGTGCCGCGGATGCCGGTGATCGCCTGCCGCGCACCGTCGTCCTTGTAGAAGTCCATGGTGTAGCTGCTGAAGCTGCTCGACACCGGCGAGTAGGTGACGCTGGTGCTGGCCACGATCGCTTCAGCGGCTGCGCAGCTACGCATCAAAGCGCCCCAGCGTGGCGCGGTGCCGGCGGTGCCACTGCCAGCCAGCTCAACGGTGGCCTTCACCGGCACCGATCGCTGGGTGACGATGCTGGCGCGATTGCCGAAATAGCTCTGGATCGTCTCACGCTCGGTGAGCTCGACCGCCAGCGGCTGCACATCCAGCTCAGTGAACAGCAGCGCATCACTGGCAGCTGGTGAGCTGTTGGTGTTGTAGGTCGTTTCGATCTTGCACAGTGCAAGTCGGTTGCGCCAGAGCGGCATGATCAGGCCTCAGGTTGCGGGGAAGGGTCTGCAGCGTCCGCGCTCTGGGCCGCTGGTGTTTCATCACGCAGCACCCATTCCCACTTCTTGGTATCCAGCAGATAGCTGCCACCGGCACCGGGATAGGCAGGAAGTGGTCGGGAATCAGGCACTGCGCAACAGGATCGCCACGCTCAGGCTATGGATTGCCTCATGCTTCCAGGTTGTTGATGCTGGTGCGGTATCTCACCTGATAGGTGCAGACCAGCCAGAGGGTGGAGAAATCAGCGCGATCAAATTGCGGATCCACGCCAGTCGGCACCATGTCGATCACCAGGCCGCCTAAGGAGCGATCACCCATCAGCTCGTTGTGCATGGCCACAACGATCGGGTCGGCCTCCTGATGTGGCACCACGCCGCGTGCATAGATGGCCACCAGCACATCCAGCGACCATTCCAGTTTGCAGGTGTTCACCACGCTGGGGTTGTCCCGGCCAGGCTCGATCACGATGGCTGGCGCTTCGTCGCGGTTGAAGGCCTGCTGCCTGCTGCGGAAGACGCGACCATCGACACCGCTGGTGTTGATCAGCAGCGTTTCAACGCGCGCCAGGATCTGCTCTCGTTTGCTGCTCATCAGTCGTGTGCCTTGATCATCACGTAGCCAGCGGTGACGCCTGAGCCGGCGGTGCTCACCCTGACGCGCATCAGCGCAGCGTTGATGTCCACCACCGTCAGCTGCACCGTGGAGCTGGCCACAGCGGTGAGCGGTGTGCCGATTGCGTACCAGCTGGCGCCGTTGTCGTCGGAGCCCTCCATCTGGAGCGCTGGTGCCGTGGTGGTGATTGCGCCGACGTTGACCACCAGCTGGGCGCGGTTGCCGGCATCCCTGGTGTCCAGGCTTGGCGTCGTGCTGTTGAGGGTGGTCAGCACGATGCTGCGATCAATCAGCTGGCGCACGGCTTCGGAGCTGTTGCTGTTCTGCAGACGGTTGATCGCCCTGGTGAACGATGGCGTGGTGCCGCCGACGGTCTGCACATAGCGCACCCGGTTGCCGACAATCCTGATGAGCGGTGAGCGGTAGATTCCCGTGCCGGTAATCCTCGGGAAGTCGTAGACCTTGAACCAGTTGCCGCCCGAATCGTCAGATTCCTCGATGGCCACATCCAGCGTTGGCGTGGTGCCTGTGACTGCGGTGACCGGAATGCTGACGCTGTAGCTGGTGCCAAACGTCGGTGTGAATGCCGCCGTGGTCGTGGTTGTTGTCAACGCGGCTGAGGCCACATCCGCGATGATGCCCGGCAGCGCCAGGTTGGCAGAGGTGACGGCTGCGACGGTGCCTGTGCCGATGTTGGCGGTGACCGTGCCGCTCACCGGCTGGGTGCCCAACGCACCGCCCAGCACCTGCACCGGCAGCGCATGGCTGCCAACAGGATCGCTACTGGCTACTCGAATCTTCTGCCGTCCCTGATCCTCAATCTGAATAAATCCGGTTGTCAGTGTGGTGGTGCTGGCCGGCGCAGTGCTGCCGTTCTGCACCACGATGAACAGATACAACACCGTGTCAGGATCAGGAACGTTCTCGATCCTGCTGGCTCGGTTTGTCCACTGATAGCCGGTGTTACTGGCCACCAGCGCATCAGAGAATCCGGCCGTGAATACGTCAAAGTTGATCTGCCCAACATGGCCAGGCGTCGCGGTGGTGTTGATCGTGGCGGTGGTGTTGCCGCTGTTCCAGCCACGGCGCTGTGCGTCGAAGTTGGCATTGGTCGCAGTGGTGCCGCTGTACTCCAACTGGATGTGATTCCAGCCGTACAGGGTCAGGGTGCCGCTGCCGGATGCCGGCCATGCTGCAACGGTGAAGGTGACTGTGAGCCCTGAGACGCTGGCAATGGCATAGCGGCCTGGGATGCCGGCGGCGCCAGTGATTCGCGACAGTCGCACGCTCTGGCCGACATTGGCCGCTGTGAACGGGTTGGTGGTGGGGAAAGTGACTGTGACGCTGGTGGCGCTGTTGATTGTGTAGGACAGCGCCGCACCAATCAGATCAGCCAGCTCAAACCTGAATGTCTGGTTGACGATCCTCTGA